GACTGGGGTTGTTACGTCGGGCGTCCCAGCAACCGTTTATGACATTATCCAGTACGACTATAACACTAGGGTTACCGGTAGCTACACCATTCCTGCTGGCTATACTGGTTATGTGGAGCAAGGTCTTTTTTCTTCGGGACAAATTACAGGTTCAAATGCCGTTACGGGCCGTTTAATGACTCGTGGTACGGATGATGTTCGTCGCACCGCAGCTATCGTCACAATTAACAATGGCTCGGCAGATTATGCTTTTGAGTACCCTTTGGCGGTTCCAGAAAAGACAACGATTGAAGCACAGGCTGTTGGATCTGCTGCCAATAACGCCTGCTCAAGCATGTTTATACTTGTTCTCATTAAAAATGACGCGGGGACTGCGTGATGGCTAAAGGTATGGGCATCAAAACCTCCGTGAAATCTGGAAATTTCCGCGCCACTAAAAAAGGTGCTGGAATGACGGAGAAAGGCGTGAAAGCCTATCGCCGTGCAAACCCCGGTTCAAAGCTGAAGACAGCGGTGACCGAATCGAACCCATCCGGTGAAAGGGCAAAGCGCCGTAAGTCATTCTGTGCTCGCTCTGCCGGACAAATGAAACAGTTTCCGGAGGCCGCGAAAGATCCGAATAGCCGTCTCCGTCAAGCCAGAAAACGGTGGAGGTGCAGATGACACACCTTGATGATGGCGTGAAGCACGTCCTCGATCTAGCTTCAGTTACTACAGTTTTAGGTGCATTAATGGGCATGCTTCCTTCTATTGCTGCTGGTTTTACAATAGTGTGGACGGGTATTCGTATCTATGAAACGAAGACGGTTCAGCGCGGCATAAGCAAACTTAAGGAGAAGTTCGGTGCGTAAGAAGAGCATTTCAAAGATGGTCGCTTCTAACCGTTCGCGTAAAGCTATGGCTCCGATGGTTCCTGCGATGAAGAAAGGCGGCTCTGCAAAGAAGCCGAAGGTCGGCATTGCGATTATGATTGCTGTAGGCAAAAAGGGTAAAAAATGAAAGCCGTCTGGGAAAAACCTCGCCCCAAGAGCCTTGGTAAATCCAAGGCCTTGACCCCTGCTCAAAAAGCTTCTGCTAAGGCAGCAGCTAAAAAAGCAGGTCGCAAGTACCCCAACATGATCGACAATATTCGCGCAGCGAGGAAGAAATGAAAAAGCAGATGCCCGGCAAGATCCAAAAGGTCATGAAGGAATTTAAAGCCGGTAAACTTCACTCCGGTAGCAAGAAGGGTCCAATGGTCAAGAGCCGTAAGCAAGCGATTGCCATAGCCTTGTCAGAAGCTGGTATGTCAAAAAAGAAGGGTAAGTAATATGCCGAAGAATATCCCACTCCCTCCCCGTCGTCCTGCTGATATGGCCCCTAAGAAGGAGCCCAAATACCCATCTTCTAACATTCCAGTAGATCCGGAATATTTGAAGAAACTTGAGGGGGGCTACAAGACCCCTGAAAAACCTATGGTCATGAAGAAGGCTGAAGGTGGCGACGTTACAAAGGTAATGAATAAAGATAAAGATAGATATGAACGTCAAAGTGAAGGTGTAAAACAAAAAATGGGCCTTCCCGTTAGCGTTTATAATAACGGAAAATATGATTCTGAAGCATCAAGCAAAATGGCAGATAAAAATTTTGATGAAGGTCTTCGTCGAAGCCGTGAAGATTTTGGTAAAGAAATGCAAAAGTATGGATTTACCAACAAAGATTATTCTTACGAATATCCCGGTAGCTCTGATGATGTTCTTCCAAAAGGAAAATCATATAAAACAAAAGCTACTGAAGCCATGAGTCGTGGCGGCAGCGTTATGAAGAAGGCCAAGGGCGGCATGGTCCGTGGTTGTGGCATGGCTGCTCGCGGTCATGGTAAAGGAAAGATGTGTTAAAATGCCAAATGAAATCGTAAACGGTCTTTTCTCAAAGAAGGGTGCCAAGATGAAAAAGTCTGGGATGCACAAGATGCCTAACGGCAAGATGATGAAGAACTCCGCCATGAAGGAAAAGGGTACTGGCGAGATGTATGCTTCGAAGGCTGCCATGCGTAAGCACGAGAAGAAGGAATCTCCGATGATGGAGAAGTCCGAGTACAAGCGTGGTGGTATGGCAAAGAAAAAGACCGTCAAGATGAACAAGGGCGGTATGATGAAGAGCGGTAAAGGCTGCTAATAATGGCTACTTCTGGGACTAAGTCCTTTGAGCTTGACGTCGCTGAGTACATCGAAGAGGCGTATGAGCGTTGCGGTATTGAGGTAAGAACAGGCTACGACCAGCGGACAGCTCGTCGTAGTCTTAATCTTGTCTTGGCCGATTGGGCCAACCGTGGGCTCCTGCAATGGACAATTGAGAACCAGACGATCACGATGGTCCCCGGTACGCCAACCTACAACCTTGCCTCGTACGACATCGATGTCATTCAATCGATTTGCCGTATGCCTACGGGTCAGGGGACAGCGTCACAAGCGGACCTGACAATGGACCGTGTCAGCCGGGAATATTACAACAATATCCCCAACAAACTGACGACGGGCCAGCCGACACAATACTATATCGACCGTCAGATCACCCCGGTTCTGTATGTCTGGCCGACTCCTGACAACACCTACAGCGTTATCGTGACAAAGCTGACGCGTATGGATGATGCCTCGGCAGGCGTCAATACGATGGAAATGCCATTCCGTTTCTACCCCTGCCTTGCAGCAGGGTTGGCATATTATCTGGCGATTAAGAAAGCTCCTGATCGGGTTGCTTTGCTCAAGGCAGTCTACGACGAGGAGTTCATCAGAGCCGCAACTGAAGACAGGGATAGGGCTTCTCTGAACCTGACGCCGGGAAGAAGCTCCTACCGCGTGTTGACATGACACGTTTTGCTTACGGTTCTTATGCTGTAGCCATCTGTGACCGGTGCGGGTTTCAGTATGACTACTTGCAGCTCCGTAAAGAATGGAACGGTTTGAAGACATGCCCGGAATGCTGGGAAGTCAAGCACCCGCAATTGAGTCCGATTTATCCGCCGACGGAACCGCAGGCTTTGTATGAGCCCCGCCTGTCACGGAATGAGCCGATGGATGTGCCGGTGCAAGATTGGCAGTTTCCGTTCTTGCAAAATTCCTTGCTTCAGGGGATTACTCAGGTCGGTGTTGTTACTGTGGAGATCACCTGATGGCATGGACATACGCTACACTGGTTCAGGCCATTAAGGATTGGACACAGTACGACGAGACAACCTTCAACAGCCAGATAGACCAGTTCATCCTGAACACGGAAGAACGGATTCTGTTCAATGTTGATTTGCAATTCTTCCGCAAGAACCAGACGGCTAATTTAACGAGTGGTAACAAGTATTTAGCTGTTCCATCAGACTATCTGAACGCGTTCAGTTTGTCCGTTACGGCAAACGGATCGACCAGTTTCTTGCTGCAAAAGGACGTCGAATACCTTCAGGAATATAATCCTACCGGGGCTACCGGTGTTCCGAAGTATTACGCGTTCTTTGACATCAACAACTTCATTCTGGCTCCCGTTCCGAACAGCACCTATGGCGTGGAACTGCACTATTTCTACCGTCCGGCCAGCCTGACGGTGGAGACGAGCGGGACGTGGATCAGCAACTACGGTCAGGAAGCCCTGCTCTACGGCTGCCTTGTGGAAGCCTACACCTTTATGAAAGGTGAGCCGGATCTCCTGAACACCTACAACCAGCGGTTCATGGAAGCATTGGCCCGTCTCAAGAACTATGGCGAAGGCCGAGAAGACGTGGATGCTTACCGTGACGGTCTCATTAGGGTAAAGGCTAACTGATGTTTACTCAAGCTATGCACATGCCCACAATCTCGGTCGATGTCGTGGCCTCCGCCAATGGCGGCCACCCGCCGGAGTTCTGGGCCAACCGAGCTGCACAGAAAATTGTACAGGTCTCTGACACCGCTCCCCCGGTTATCTCGGAGCAGGCAAGAGCCTTTCAAAAACAGGTCGAGCAGGTTATACTCTATTACATGAAACAGGCTATTCAGTGCGATAGATCGACCGTCGCCAGCCAATTGTTACAGGGTTAAGGAGAGAACAATGGCGTTTACCGGTAACTATATGTGTACGTCTTTCAAGCAGCAGCTTCTGGAAGCCGTTCACGATTTTAAGTTGTCTGGCGGTGACACCTTTAAGATCGCACTCTATACAAACAGCGCGACGCTGGATGCTTCGACCACGGCGTACACGACCTCTGGCGAGACAACCAACACTTCCGGCTCGGCCTACTCGGCGGGTGGCAACACTCTGACACGCATCGACCCGACCTCCTCGGGAACAACGGCGTTCACGGACTTTGCTGACACGTCTTGGGCATCGGCCTCGTTCACGGCCCGTGGTGCGTTGATCTATAACACCACGCCAAGCAGCGGTGCATACACCAACCCGTCAGTTGTTGTGTTGGACTTTGGTTCTGACAAAACAGCTTCGGCAGGCACATTCACCATCGTGTTCCCGGCGGCAGACGCAAGTAATTCCATTATTCGCATAGCGTGATGATAAATGACCGTTTCGCTCAAGCACAAGTTCGTCAGTTCAGTACCGGACGACGCTGACACTAGTATTGTCAGGCCGTCGAACTGGAACGATGACCATGATTTGTTGCTTGCAACGAATAGGCTTTTAGGCCGTACTACTGCGGGTACAGGTGCAGCGGAAGAAATTTCTGTAAGCGGTGAACTGACGCTGTCAGCAGGTGCGTTGAGCACCAGCAGCAACGTCGTGACACTGACAGGAACGCAGACGCTCACCAACAAGACGCTGACATCTCCTGTCATCACCGGCGGCACGACTGTCACGGTTCCGAGTGGTGCGTATGATCTGGTCAACAAAACCTACGTTGACTCAACCGCTCAAGGTCTGAACTTTCATCAATCCTGTAAGTATGCCACAGCAACTACGCTGCCAGCGTACACATACAATAATGGATCAAGCGGTGTTGGCGCTACGCTTACGGCGAATGCCGTCGGCGCATTGAGCATCGACGGAAGCACCCCCTCCGTTAATGATCGTATTCTTGTTAAGAACGAGACTTCGACAAACGCCCCCTACAATGGTGCGTATACTGTCACGACTGTCGGTAATGGCTCTACTGCATGGGTCATGACACGCGCCACGGATTTTAATACGGCGGGCAGTGGTCCTAATCAGATCGATGCCGGTGACTTCTTTCTCATCACCGCAGGCACAACAAACGCCAATACATCTTGGGTTCAACAAACGTCGCTTCCTATCACGGTTGGTACAACTGACATTGTATTTATTCAGTTTGGCGCACCGATCACCTATTCTGCGGGCACGGGCTTAACTCTTGCTGGCACGACGTTCAGCATTAGTAACACAGGCGTCAGTGCTACAAGTTATGGCTCTGCCACAGCTATTCCAGTAATCACGGTAAACGCACAGGGTCAGCTGACATCGGTATCCACAATTGCGCCTTCTGTTTCAGCATCAGATATCACGTCTGGTGTTTTAGGAATTGCGTATGGCGGCACTGGTGCTACAACGGTGTCAGGTGCTCAAACAAGTCTTCAAGTAGACCCTGCCGGAACGGCTGTGGCTCTGGCAATCGCTCTGGGGTAAAACATGGCAAATACTTTCAAGAGTTACGGGTCTGCGATTACGAGCGGTGGTTATACGACCATTTACACTGCTCCATCTGCAACGCAGACAACCATCATCGGCTTCTCGCTTGCCAACACCTACACGACCAGCATCACGGTCAACGTGCAGGTCGTAAAAGGTGCGAGCTCATATTATCTTGCTTATCAAGTTCCTGTTCCTGTTGGCTCATCCATCGTGATTGTTGGTGGTGATCAGAAGGTCGTTCTTGAGGCAGCAAACTATATCCGCGCACAGGTTGTGACATCTTCTGGTACAGCCGATGCAGTTGTGTCCCTGCTTGAAATTACGTGAGCGTGACAGATGGGTTATCAGGGTAATTATCCTCCCTCTACACCGCTGACCTCGTCGCAAATTGCGACGGGTGCTGTTGATGCAAATGCTTTAGCTGCAAATGCAGTTACATCCTCTGCTATTGCCGCTAACGCCGTAACGACCACGGCCATTGCAGCAGGTGCAGTTGTTATTGCTGACATCAGTGCGACAGGAACTCCTTCTTCCTCAACATTTCTGCGTGGGGATGGAGTTTGGGCGACCGCTGCACTTTCTTGGCAAGCTGTGCAAACCACAAACTTCACAGCAGTGGCAGGTGGAGCATATCCTGTAAACACAACATCTGGCGGAATAACAGTATCTCTTCCGGCGTCTCCTTCAACCGGAGATACTGTGACCGTAAAAGATTATGCTTCAACTTCTGCAACGAACGCCATCACAATTAGCCCTAACGGTGGAAAAATTGAGGGCTCTACGTCAAACGTGGCTATTGTTACAAATGCTGGATCATTAACATTTGTATATATTGACTCAACTCGTGGATGGTTGGGTTATGCGTCCTATGGTCAGTTAACTGCGTACACAACGGTTTCTGGCGCAGCACTCATCGTTGCAGGCGGCGGTGGCGGCGGTAACGGTGGCTCTGCTGGTGGTGGCGGTGGTGCGGGCGGCTTCAGAAACTTTACAACTTTTACTTTCTACAAAGGCGTAACATATACCGCAACCGTTGGTTCCGGTGGAGCGGCGTCATCTAACAAAGGCAACAACTCATCTTTGGTTGGTGGCCCAAGTTCTATTTCTGCCACGGGCGGTGGTTTTGGTAGCGGCGGCGGAAGTTCTGGCGGTGTTGGTGGCTCCGGTGGCGGCGGTGACGCGGCTACTGGCGGCGCACAAGGCGCGGCGGGTAACCAAGGTGGATATTCTCCAGTAGAGGGTTATAGAGGCGGTGCTGGGGGCGGAACTTATGGCGGCGGTGGCGGTGGCGGGTCTGGCGGCGTAGGTTCAAACAATTCTGGGAACAACGGCGGAAATGGCGGCATACCTTCAACAAGCACTATTTCTGGATCAACCGGTTATTACGCAGGCGGCGGCGGAGGGGGATCGGGTGCTACTGGCGGTCTTGGCGGCGGAACTGCAACAGCAGGTCAAAAGGGCGGCGGCGCAAATGGTGGATCGGGAGATCCGTCAAACGGTGGTACTGGAGCAGCGAATTTGGGAGGCGGCGGCGGGGGTGCTCGTGGTGGATCTGGCGTCGGCGGCGCAGGTGGCTCAGGCGTTGTTGTTTTGTCTGTTCCCACGGCAGATTATTCTGGTGTTTATACAGGCACTCCGACAATCACGACATCTGGCTCCAATACAATCCTGACATTTAATTCTTCAGGAACTTACACAGCATAAAGAGGAAATATCATGGGACATTTTGCAAAAGTAGTGGACGGCAAAGTCGTTCAAGTAATCGTGGCAGAACCTGAGTTCTTTCACACATTTGTTGATTCATCGCCGGGTACATGGCTTCAAACCTCGTACAACACACGCGGCAACGTCCACT